TTCTTACCTTGATGACTTGCAGACACTCACAGGTGTTGCTTACGACCGGTACGTAGAGGGCAAGTGGCGTGGCGGCGAGGGGTTGGTCTACGACAGATTTGACCGGCAGGTGCATCTGACCGTCCGGGAGCAGGAGTGGAAGCGGATCGTAGTGGGTCAGGACGAGGGGTATACAAACCCAGCGACCCTTGTAGTTGTGGCCGAGGACGCAGATGGCAGGCTCCATTGCCTTGATGAGTGGTACAAGAGCAACATGCTCGAGGCTGACGTGATCGCTGCTGCACAAGAGTTCAACACCAAATACAAGCCAGAGGCGTTCTTGGTTGACCCTTCAGCTGCGAAGCTGCGAGCAGCCATGCACTACGCCAATCTGCCAGTCAGGGCAGCGGACAACGAGGTCTTTCCTGGGATACAGAAGGTCCAGCAGAGGCTTGGACAGGCAGGTGATGGAATGCCCAGATTGACAATCGCACCCACTTGTGAGAACCTCTTGCGTGAGTTTGAGACTTATGAATGGCTATCCGGCTCAAGTGGATACAAGGATGTGCCGAAGAAAGAGAACGACCATGCCCTAGATGCCCTCAGGTATGCGGTCACTTACTTCGATGGCACGTCCATAGAGCCAAAGATACGCGTCGCTGGAACACCGGAGACAACGAATGCCTTTGATGATGAGCGTATGTGGAGATCCTTCTAATGCTTGAACGACTCCGCACCTTTCTTGGAAATAAGGCACAAACCAACCGTCAGGAGTTCGTCAGTGGCACCATCCGTCCGCAAGACGTCTATGGCTACAGCCGTGCACCTGAGAGGCAGGCAAGGGCAATCAACCACCTCCAAGGGTATGTGTACGCAGCTTGCATGCTGAATGCTAGATCCATCGCTTCTCAGCCATTGAAGTTGTACGCATCCGCCGAACGTCGAGGCTTCAAATCCAAGACCGTCAGCAAGAACACACAGAGATACCTGCAAGGTGACACTGGGCTTCGGCCATGCAAGTCAGTCTTGGCTCACACGGGCAACCAGGGCGACATTGTTGAAATCTACGATCACCCGATCCTTGACCTGTTGCACAACGTGTCGCCATTTATTGATGGCTACCAGTTCACAGTCCTTCGCAAGATCATGCTCCAGGCCACTGGCAACGAATACTTGCATCCGATCATCGGTCCTGATGGCTACCCAATCGAACTGCACGTGTTGCCCTCTCAGATGGTCAAGATCAACCCAGTTCGGGATGAGAGAATTATCGAGTCGTACGTGTATGGCAACTCACCAAATGAGGTTGAGTTTCTTCCAGATGAAGTCCTGCACAACAAGACCCCAAGCCCGATTGACCCGTTGTATGGCGTTGGCTGGGTGACCGCAGCTGAATCTTCTGCTGAGCTGCTGGAGCACATGGATGGCTACGAGAAGCAACTTTTCGAGAACCAAGCCAGACCCGACTGGGGCATCTTCCTCAAGGACAATCTCAACGAAGTCCAGTGGAACCGGATGCTGGCTTACATCGATCAGAATCTCCGTGGCAACCGGAACTCCGGTAGACCTTACATTTTTGAAGGTGGCTCCGATGCCAGACCACTCCAGTTCTCTCCTCGCGACCTTGCTTTCTCTGATGGCGAGCTACGGAAGGTTGAGTCAATTGCTGCCGTATCCGGTGTACCAGTTTCCCTGCTTCGAGCAAACGATCCAAACCTTGCATCAGCCGAGGTTGGCTTTGCTTCATACATGCGGGACACCATCCACCCGTACCTGATTTCAGACACCGAGTTCTTGAACCAAACCCTGCTGCCCTTGTTTGGCGACCTTGCAGATGGCTTGTTCTTGGCATACGACAATCCCGTGTCCGAGGACATCGAGTCCAACTCTCGGGTCTTCTTGTCCGAAGTTGCACAAGGCGTCCGGACGATCAACGAAGCACGGTCAGAATTGGGCTTGGAGCCAGTTGAAGACGGTGACGAGCTTCGGGTGAACGGTGTGCCGCTGGCAACCCTTGCCCAGCCTGCACCAGCCTTTGGGCAACTGAACATTGAACAAAGCGGTCAACCTGTTGCCAGCGAATCCTACAAGTCCAAAGCAGAATCTGTCCGTAGAGGACAATATGTCGAGTGGCGAACCGAAAAGGGGATCTACATCGGACAAGTAGAAAGCGTTGATGGTGAGGTTGCAGATGTAAGGGTCTTTGTGAGAATGGACCCTGATGATGTTGGCGGAGAGTACGAGAGAAGCGACCGGGTTGTTGAGGTCGAAGTTGAGAAGTTGACGGTTACCAACAAGCCGGACATCGTGGAGAAGGCAGTTTCCGCGAAAGTCAAAGAGGCACTTCGCAACAAGATGGAGGAGCACAACGAAGAGGTCAACAATGCCGAGGGCAAGAAGGCCACGCTTCGAATGCTTACGGCTGTCTACGAGCGTGGAATCGGTGCTTACGCCACTCAACCAGGGTCGGTTCGTCCACAAGTCAGCTCGGCAGAGCAGTGGGCAATGGCAAGAGTCAACGGTTTCTTGCACGCCTTGAGGACTGGCAAGTTCAAACGTGGCAAGTTTGATACTGACCTGCTTCCTGCAAAGCACCCGCTGTCAACAAAGGATGACAAGTCATACCACGATGGCGAAGAAGAAAAGAGGATGGTTGCTCAGGACGTGTTCTCGACCGTCGAGGAAGCCGAAGAGCGAGCAGCTGAAATGGGTGGCAGTGGTCACCATGCCCATCCGGGTGAGTTCTACGGTGTCGAAGGTGACATCTACATGCCATTTGAAACCCATGAGGAGTATCTCAAGGCTCAGGGGGATGCTGCAAAAAAGTACGAAGACATTGACTTCTCACCACCCAAGGATGTGCAAGAGGAAGCTGCCCTTGGTTTGGAGTGGCGTCGAGAACACAACCGAGGTGGGACAGGTGTTGGTGTTGCACGTGCAAGGGACCTTTCCAATGGTGTAAGCATGTCGCCAGAGACCATCGGTCGAATGGTGAACTTCTTTGGCAGACATGAGGTTGACAAGGAAGCAGAAGGCTTTGAGCGTGGCGAAGATGGCTACCCATCCGCAGGTCGGATTGCATGGGCATTGTGGGGTGGTGATCCAGGCAAACGCTGGTCATCAAGCACTTACGAAAAGATGCAACGTGAGGACGGTGCCAAAGTTGTTCGCGAGGATGGTGAAAGTCTAAACGACTGCGTGGCACGGGGCATTGAAACGTTGACGAGTGAAGGATACAAACGTGATCAAGCCATCGCGATTGCTTATGCTCAGTGCGGACAACGCTCAATCAAAACTTGCACAGGTCTGGAATCTGGCATCGAGCAGAAGTGTGGCGAAGGTGGCGAGGACTGGCATCCAACGCAGAAGGCTGCTCGGATACTTGTCGAGGAGGTTCTTGACTTTGACACCCCACCTGCTGATGTTGATGTTGAGCGGGAGGGCGAGCCAGAGACACCAGCCACAAGGATTGCACGCAACCTGACAAAGGTATTCGACAAGCAGAAGGAGGCTGTCTTAGCAGAGTTGAACAAGTCCAAAAAGTCAATCAGCCGAGCTCAGATGTTCGCACTGCTTGGGCTTGTAAGTGGCTTTGAAGATCAACTTGCGGACGCTGTACTTGACCCGATGGTTCTTGCCTTGTCAGCAGGCCAAACGTTTGCAGCTGAAGAAGGTGGCTTTGACCTGTCCGGTGACACGGTGAATCGACTTGCAGCTGAATACGCAGCAAACCACGCAGCCAGCTTCGCCAAGCAGAACAACGCTGCATCGGTGCGGGAGCTTCGTCGTATCTTGTCCCAGGGTATCGAGAAGGGTTTGTCTCTCTCTGAGATTGAAAAGAACATTGCCAACCACACCGTTTTCAACCGAAGCCGTGCCAAGATCGTCGCACGCACCGAGACTGCAAGGGCATTCACCGAGGGCGAGCTGCAAGCGATGGAGCAGTCTGACAGCGTTGCAGGCAAGAAATGGTTGAAGGCACCGATGGCTTGTCCCTTCTGCGAGGACGCTGCCAAGAAAACTGCAGATGGCCCGATTGGTGTCCGTGACCCGTTCTACGCAGCAGGCGTCATTGTTGTTGGCGGCAAGAAATTGACTGTCGGCGAGATTCAGGCTCCACCTTTGCACCCAAATTGCCGATGTGGTATTCGGTCTATCAGGAGAAAGATCATTGAAGGCTAATCCAGACCCTACCGAATACGGACTCAAGGCCGATGCCAACACGGTGTGGCGAACCCTGTCCGTCAAGAAACTCGACGTTGACAACGACAAGAGAACTGTTGTTGCGATGATCACCTCAGATGCGGTTGATGAAGAGGGCGAGGTCGTTGTCCCAGAGGGCATTGACTACTCCAGATTCCTCAAAACTGGTGGGGTGGTGTTTTATAACCATGAGTATGACAAACCCTGCGGGACTTGCGTTGCTATCAAGCACACTGCGGGAGGCATCATTGCCACCACCAAATTCCCAGAGAGGCCAGCAAACTACACCGGCGATTGGTTGCCTGATGCAACCTTTGCCATGTTTGCCAGCGATCCGCCAATAGTCAAGTCTTTCTCTATTGGCTTCTCCTACCTGGAGACTCGCAACCCAAACAAGAAAGACTTCCTCAAGTACGGACGAGATGACATCAAACGCATCGTCTCCAAGTCCAAACTGCTCGAGTACTCAGTTGCACCGTTGCCCATGAATGCTGATGCCACAGCGATACAGGTCAACAAGCGATTGGAGAACCTGAGCGATCAACCCGATAATTGTATGTCGCAGGAATCTTGTACGGCACCTGATTGCGACTGCCCATCAAAGGCAGTAGGAGCAGAGCAGACCCACGAGACCCGTCCGGAGCGCACTAATTCTTCACAAAACCCCTCCCAAAAGGATTCTCCCATGGCTGATAATTTCAGCGAAAAAGCAATGGTAGACCTCAAGTCATCAATGACGATCGGGGAGCTCTTGGCGAAAATGTCCGAAGACAAGGACGATGCCGAGAAGGTCCGCGACGAAGTTGAAGAGAAGGTCACCAGCTCCAAGATGGAGCATGAAAAAGACGAGAAGATGAAGGACGATGAGGACAAGAAAGGTTCTCACAAAGACGACGAGGACAAGAAGTCCATCGCCGACCTGACTCTTCAACTCAAGAACTATCTCAACCGCGAGACTGCCGCAGCAGGTCGAGGACGCGTTGCATCCGCAATGCCAGTCGTGACTGCTCCAGGCTACAAGGGCAAACTGAAGCACTTGACTGACCACGACACTGCATACGCAATGGGCAAGACTGTCCTCGCTGCCGCAGGTCACAAGTCTTCAGCTGCTTGGGTTGCTGACCGGTTTGGCAAGAAGGCACACAACGAAGGCAACAAC